AAACTGTTGGTGGTTTTATTGGTAAGACAACATTATATGAAAATAAAGCAAATCAACCATATGTTGGATCATTTAATCGAATAGATTATTATAAAATACAATTAGAACGTTCAGATATTCAAGGTGAGTTAGCAATATGTTAAATATTAAAATAAATGCAATGGAGTTGAACAGAACATTAAAAAATGTTATAGAATATTCTGATGGATTTTTAAAAGGCATAGATATGAAAAAAATAGATTTTAACAATGAAGTTGCTGACTTTACCTCTGCTGCATTAAATAAATATATTGATGCTCAAGCAAGAATGAATCCACTTAAATTACATCATGTATATGAATGGGGTAAAGCAGGAAATCAAGCATCAAGACTTTTTGAATTTGAAACAAAAGTTTCAGGAAAAACCATATCATTTACTGGTAAATTTCTTCCATCAAAATCTATAAGTAGCACATCAAATGAACCATTTACAGATAAAGCAAATATTATGGAAAATTCCATTCAGGTAGTAATAGAACCTAAAAATAGTGATGTGCTAGCATTTGAAAATAATGGAGAGACAATATTTACTACAAATGCAATTTATATAGAGCATCCTGGTGGAGATGAGATTGCTGGAAGTTTTGGAGAAACAGTAAATAATTTTTTTGAAAATTATTTTACTAATGGACTATTAAAGCCATTAATAGATAAATTATCAAAAGCAAATGAATTTACTACATCATTTTCTTCTGGAGCAAAGGGTGGTAGAAATATTGGTATTCGTGCAGGAAAAGAATATTTAACTATTAAGGGGACAGTAGAATGAGTCTAACAGATTTAACCCTTCCAGTTCTTGCAGTAAATGGATATTTATGGGACACCATAAAAGAAATTGAACCAAGTTTTTCAACTAGATATGGCTCTACTCTTCCCTTTTTTCCACTTAGCGATTCAGCAACGGGAGCAAGTTGGGAAAATAAACCTTATATTATCTATGACAGAATGATGAGAACTACAGGAAGCCCCTTCTATCCAGTAAAAAAAGATCACATACTTTATGCCGTAAAAGCAACAGATATTGAATCGTTGCAATGGGGGCTGGCAATTGAATATATTCTTGATAGAATGGATGATGCTGCTCAAGATATTAATGAATGGAATAGACAAAAAAATAATAAATATAAGGTATATTTTCATAGTTTGAGAGTATTCCAATCAGAGGCATCTACAAATAGAAACTTTAGCACAAGACCGTATTACATTACCGAATTTATTGTTCAGTCTGAATATCATTTTACTGAATCGTTAGAATCATTTTTAACATAAAAAGCAGGTATAATTAATACTGAGGAAACACGCCAAAAAAATAAAAGGAAAATAGAGGTGAAATAATATGGCTTACAGTCGTGGTGATTCAAAGCAGATTATCGTTGGTGCAGCAGCACTATTCGTATCAAAGACTGCTGAATTCAGTCCAACAAATACCAGCCCAGTACTACCAGATTTCGTAGCAGGTACAGCATATCGTGAAACTCTCACAAGTGCTTCAACGGTTGTTCGTAACGTTGGCTACACAATGAATGGTTTAGAAATTCAATTCCAACCAGATTTTGGTGAGGTTCAGGTAGATCAACTTCTTGACGTTGCAAAGTTGTACAAGCAGGGTATGAAGGTTAACCTTAATACTGCATTTGCAGAAGCAACTCTTGAGAATCTTCTTGTAGCAGTTGCTGCTAGCAGCAATGATCTTGCACAGGATGTCAAGTTAGACAATCCACTTGAGGCAGGAACAGTTAACTATGCAGACGTTATGGAGATTAAGTCAGGAGAACTTGGCGAATGCCCAGTAGAGCGTGGACTTATTGCAATTGGACCTGGCACAGGAGATTGTGCAGCAGGAAGTTCAATTGAAAGAATCTATGTTGCTTACCGTGCGCTCTCAATTGAGAACGTTACAGTGTCTGCAAAGCGTGATGCTCCTTCAATGTTTGAAGTTTCATTCCGTTTGCTCCCAGCAAACAACGGTTCATACGGAAAGATCGTTGACCGTCTTGTCCCATCTTCATGATAGGATTATAACTTAATAGGCATTTGCCCCGCTTCGGCGGGGCTTTTGTCATGCATGATATAATTTATTCACTAACCTTAGAAAGGGTAAAAAATAAATGGCTACTACAGTTTTTGAAAAAACAGATCTCGTCCTTATGGACGGAACAAAGATAGTTATGCGACCACTTAAGATTTCACTTCTTCGTAAATTCATGAAAAAGTTTGATACCGTTGTTGATGTTGCTTCAAGCAATGTTGACTCAATGGATGTATTGATTGATTGCGCCCTTATTGCAATGGAACAATATTCTCCAGAACTTTCAACAGATCGTGAAAAGTTTGAAGATGTTGCAGATATCAAAATGGTTTATAAGATTATTGAAGTTGCCTCTGGCATCAAGTTGGACGCAGAGGGAAACGATCAGACGGTAGCAGCGGCACTACTTGGTCAGAACTAGACCTTGCTACCCTTGAAGCAGAAATTTTTCTTTTAGGTAATTGGAAAGATTATGAAGAATTAGAAAATAATCTTTCTATGCCAGAGATAACTGCTACATTGACAGCAATAAGAGAAAAAGAAAATAATCATAATAAATTCTTAGCAGCGATACAAGGAATTGATCTTGATGGAGAGTCTCAAGAAACCAAGGGACAAAAAGAATGGGAAGATATAAAAGCAAGAGTATTTAGCGGAGGAACGGCAACAGATTCAAACGATATTACTTCTCTTCAAGGTATAAATGCATCACAGGCTGGATTTGGTATTGGAGCGGGGTTATCATACAACAATCTTGGAAATGAAAATGGCAGTTGGAATTAACCCCTAAGATGATATAATCTATTAAGGTGAAAATATAATGTCAGATGTAAACGCTATTATTAATATAGATATAAATTCTACTTCTGCATTGACAAATCTTAAAAGACTTGAAAGTCAAATTGATCAATTTAATAGATCAATTGCAACAAGTAATGCAACTGCTGCAGCATCACAACAAAGTTTAAATAGAGCGCTTCTTGATGGTATTAATAATACTGGGTTATTTACTGCAAAAATTACTCCAGTTGAATCATCAATGATAAGATTTTCAAGATCTCTTGATGAAGGACGCCTATCTCTTGGAGAATATACAAAATATGCTAGTTCTCAATTACCTGGATTAAGTAGGGTATTTAAAAGAGAATTTGACAGTATTGAGCAAGTTGCTACATCTAGAGTAAAAAGTATGCAAACTCAATACTTGGCTCTCGGAAAAACGGTAGATGGAGTTACAAGAACAATTGCCTCAACTCCAACAGGTTTAGGAAAAGGCTTGGCTACAGATTTAGCCATGGTTCAACAGCGTCAACAAATATTTAATAAACTGCTTGATGATGGTTCCACAAAATTGCTCAACTGGGGAAAGAACACTCAGTGGGCTGGTCGTCAGTTGATGGTTGGATTTACGCTTCCTCTTGCTGCATTTGGTGCGGCAGCATCTAAAACATTCATGGAGATTGATAAAGCAACAATTTCACTTAAAAGAGTATATGGAGATTTAAATACAACCAAAGCAGAATTAGATTCAAATGTTCAGGCAATTAAGGGTCTTGGTAAGGAATATACAAAATATGGAATAACATTGGCTCAGACTATAGAATTGTCTGGACGAGCGGCAGCCACTGGTGCGACTAATGAAAAACTTATGGCAGCAACTGAACAGACTCTAAGGTTTGCAACTCTTGGTCAAATGGATTACAATCAAGCACTTGATACAACTATTTCACTTCAAACTGCATTTGCTATCTCAAATGAGGATCTTGGAAAAACTGTTGACTACCTAAACGCGGTAGAAAACCAAACAATCCTTACGATGGAGGATATGTCACTTGCTATTCCAAGAGTTGCAACAGTCGTCAAGGGTCTTGGAGGTAGTGTACAAGATTTAGCAGTAATGATGACAGCAATGCGCGAGGGTGGTGTTAGCGCAGAAAATGCTGCAAACGGTTTGAAGTCTGGTCTTGCATCATTGATTAATCCAACAGATCGAGCATCTGAAGGTTTGGCTAAAATGGGTATTAATCTTAATTCAATAATAAAGCAAAATAAGGGCGACCTTATGGGCATTATTACTGAATTTGGAACGGCAATTAATAAATTAGATGAATTTAGTCGTCAACAAGTTCTTGAACAAGTTTTTGGTAAGTATCAATACGCAAGAATGAGTGCATTATTTACCAACATCACAAAGGATGCTGGGCAGGCAGCAAGAGCAATGGATATTGCTGGAATGTCAGCAGCAGATCTTGCCAAGGTATCAGAAAAAGAACTTGGTCAAATATCTGAATCAACATCTGTAAAATTTCAAGCAGCAATGGAACAACTTAAAATTTCTATTGCTCCTATTGGGGAGGCATTCTTAAAAGGAATTACTCCAATAGTTAACATGGTTTCAAAAATTGCAGATGCATTTAATAATCTTCCCGATGGTGTTAAAAACACGATTGCAGTTGTCACAGGATTAGTTGCAGGTCTTGGACCAGTATTTCTTATGACAATTGGTTTGCTTGGTAACGGTTTGGCAAACTTAGTTAAAGGTTTTCAATTTTTTAGAAAAATGATTGCAGGAATTAAAGGTGATGCCTCAGCATTTACTTGGTTAGCACAAGGAGAACTTGAAGCAGTTACAGCAAGCAAAGCACTTGAAGGAAGTGCTACTAATCTTACCGATAAATTACTTCTTCAAAGAGGAGCCGTTGCTGGACTTACCGCAGAATACGAAAGATTTGCTGTTGTTGCAGGACTTGCAGGAGCAAGAATGGGCGGCATGGGTGGGGGAACAGCAACTCGTGGTGCAGCAAGCAAGCGTACTCTGCCATCACCTAGAGGTTTTGCAACAGGTGGAATAGTTCCTGGTACAGGAAGTGGCGATACAATTCCAGCCCTTCTGACACCTGGTGAAAGTGTAATTACTAAAAAGGCTACGCAAAAGTATGCTCCAATCCTTCAACAGATGAACGATGGAACTCTACCTGGATTTGCTTTTGGAACAATTGCTGAAGGAATGCAATCTGCTATCTTTAAAAAAACTGGAAGGCAAATGGTTTCAAGAAGCGGAAAGATTCCAAACCTTCCAGCCGCAGCATTAACTTCAACTGGATCTGGACTTAGTTGGCAGAGTCAAGGTCCAATGCTTGCAAGAGAGAGTGAAGCATTAGGGAGGCCGACAACAAGAGGAGGTAAAAAAGAAGATTGGAAAGATGTTCAGCGTGGTCATGTTGTTTCAGCAATAAGAAACGGGAAAGATCAGTACAATCCTGGAATAATGCTTTGGCAAAGAGGATCAATTAATCAAAGGCTTAAAAGTGATAGCAAGAATCCCGTCACTGCACAAGAATTAATTGATGATTTTGAAAGTTTAGATGTTCATCCAGCATCCATGCTATCTAGCGCAATGATTGGATTAGGGGTAGATGCAACTGAAGCAAGAACTTATGCAAAAAAAGCATATGAAGATATGGTTAAAAGATTGGCAAAAGAAACAAAAAGAAAACCTCCAACTTTATTTGGAGGATCAGAAAAAAGTTTTGAAGATTTTGCTGAACAAAGTTTTAGAAGTATCTTACCAACAGAAATTTTTGATAGTTTATATTCTTTAGGAACATATCGTGCTGGTGGAGGAAGATCGAAAAAGGCAATTCTTAGACCAGTAGAACTTTCTGGTGGAAGAGTCTCTATTGGACAAGCATTGAAATCATGGCAAACGAGTTCTAGAGTAGTAAGAGAAGATCCAGAAATGCTTGGTGCATTAATGAGTGGAATGCGACCATCACAATCAGCAAAAACATTAACCAGAGGAACAACTCTTGGTCTTTCAAGGGGTAGCGAATTTGATCCAACAGATGAAAGAATGATTATGGACGCCTTGCGTTCTGGAAATGTTGATAGTCTTATTGGTAGAACATTTCCAATGAGGGGACCAATTTCCTACACTGCTGGAAATTCTGATTCTGCAATTAATGCTATGAGACAAAATTCAGATGTAAACAGAATTGAAGAGTTAAAAAGACAACACACTCAAGCAAAAATAAAGCACAAGGCTGATTTAGAAAAAATTAAACAACTAAAAGAAAAAATTGCATTGGGAACAGCAGGTCCAGCAACCATGCGTAGGTATGAAGCACAACTTGCAGAATTAGAGGGCTTTGTCTCCATGTATGCTGCTGGGCAAAAAAGAAGAGGAAAGGAGATAAAAAGTTTAACATCAAGAGGATATGAAGATTTGCTAATTGAGCAAAGTTTTCCATCTGGAAGTTCAATGATAGATGTAAATGAAATAAATCCAAGTGGTACATTTATGGGCAAAGATGTATCAAGAGAAAATGAATTCTTGTCTGGTGGATCAATGGTAAGGATAAAAGGTGTAAAAGTTGATTCAAAAACTGGACTTCAAACACTTGAACTTGAAACAATATCCGATAACATTCAAAGGCGTGCATTAGGTGGACCAATAGTTCCAGGAAGTGGAAACAACGATACAGTACCCGCAATGCTAACTCCAGGAGAGTTTGTAATTAATAAGCAAGCAACTCAAGCAAACTTACCATTACTTCATGCAATTAATAATGGAAAAATTGTTAATAAAAATAAGGGTGGAATGATTGATGGTATTCAATATTTTGCAGAAGGTGGTGAGGCTCAATCAGATAGAGGTAGTGCGTCTGGCTCTGGGGCATACAAAGCAGAAACAAGAAGAATAATGGCTGTTGGATGGGATAGCCTGCAAACAGAAAAATTAATCTTAGAGGCTATGCGAGATAATAATAAAATTACTCAATCACAATTTGATGCCTTTAGTCAAGGAGAAACATCTCATATAACTCCAGAAGTCGGTCCAAATGGAGGAAAGATGTGGAGACCATCAAACATGATGGCAGATTTAGGATTAATTAATAATTATATTGAAGCACAAAAAGGTACATCTAAAAAAGCATTAGGAAATGCTAAATTATTTGGTGAAATTCAAAGTAAAACAAGTCTTTCCGCAGAACGCTTGCGTGCAGAATTAGATTTACTTTCACGAGGATTCCATGCAACAACAAGAGAATCTGCTATGGCATTGCGAGCACTTTCTCAAGTTGGTGATCAAACTGCACAAAAAATAGCAGTAAATAAAGTTTTAGAGGCTAGACTACAAGGAACGTTTTATGATACTTTAAATGCACCAGAAAGACAATACCGTTCAGACCTTCCAGTAGAAGAAAAATTCGGTAAGCGTGGCAAGGGTGGTAATCGTGGTAGAAACATTCCTCAGCCTGAAACTAGAGATCCAATGCGTCCACCAAAAGTATCATCACAGGAAGCAGACAGAATAAGAAGGCAAGCAAGAACAGAAGCAGAAAGAAGTCTTATTGCTGAAAGAGGAGTTCCTTTTATTCAAAATAGTGATTATGAAAAAGAAATAGAAAAAAGAGCCAAGGATATAAGAACTAGAGAATATAAAAGAATAAGCAAGGAACATGGAAGAGAGCAGGCAAGACTTATTGCAATATCAAGACAAAGCGAGATGCAACAGCCAACTCCAGAATTGGATATGAATGTTCCAAACTCAGAAGAAGAAAGAAACTTAAGAAGACAAGCCAGAAGACAAAAAATAGGTAAAGGTCTTAAAGGAGCAGGAGGAGCAGTTGGTATGCTTTCGATGCTTCCCTTTATGATGCAAAATGAAGAAGGAAAGTTCATGGGCATGGATGCAAACATGCTGGGCACTGGAATGATGGTTGGTGGTATGGCTATGCCAGCAATGGGAAGTGCAGTTAGTGCAGCGGGTGGAGCAGGGATGCTTGCAGGAGGTGGCATAATTGCAACCCTTGGTACAGTTTTAGCACCTCTTGCTGCGGCTGCTGCCATTGCTGGTGTTGGATTAATGATATGGAGAAAGAATATTGATAATACTTCTAAAGAAACTGCTAAATTAGCATCTAATGTTGGAGTAACAGCAAATTCTTTAGGAGAAATATCAAAAATATTAGGAGTCTCAACTCCATCTCAAAGACAAGCCCAAATGAACTTAGGAATAACAAAAGAAGACATTCAAAATCAAGAAATAATTTCTCCAATTCTTCAAAGTGAAGGTGGTCAAAAATTTATTGAAGAATTAAAAACTGCAACATCTGAAGAAAGATTTAAAAAATTAGCAGATTACACTAAAGCGGCTATTGCCTCAGGAATGATGGACAAGTCAACGGCTTCAACATTTGCTAAGGGGGTCAGCCTTTCATTAAACGATGTTCTTCTTGGAAGAAGAATGATGCCAGTTATATCTGGTCAAAAGATTGGCAGTGGTGGAATGATGTCCATAGCAGATGAAAGAATTTCTGCTCTTAATAAATCCTCAGAAATAAAAAGAGTTGCAGCAGCAAGCGGAGAATCTCGAACTATCACAACTGCTGACGCGGCCTATACAGTAGGGGCAACAACTCAAGTAATATCTGATCTTTCTAATGTTATTGCTTTGGCTAGAGAAGAGTACGATAAGGGAACAATATCATTTGAAAAGATGAGATCAACAGTAGACAAGGCAACTGCTTCTCAGAATGAATACAGCAGTATGCTTACAAAAGCAATTTCTGGGTCTATGGAGCAAGGTGGAACCAGACAAGCACTCAATGATGCTCTTGTCACTATGGGTGTTGATCCAGAAAAATTATCAACATTTAAGAATGCTATGGATATAGGTGTGGGCGGTCCTGGAGTAAGTGCTTTTCAACAAGAACAAACAAAAAGAATTTTGACAGAAAAGGGAATGTCTGGAAACATAGTTACTAATCCAAATGCAATCGGCAGTAGTAGAAGTGCGGCATATGGTGCAAGATTCTCTAATTTAACTGGAAGCGCCAAATCTTTTGAAAATTATCAAGCAGCAAAAGAACAAGCAGCAAGAGATGAAAGTGCCATTGTAAATGCTCAAACTTCTGGATTAGCAGAGCAATTACTTCAAGCAGTTGCAGCAAATAAGATTACAATAGATCAAGCAAATGTAATTTCAGAACAAGTAAGAACTGGATCAAAATTTGGAATGGATCTTGTTCGTGAGTTTAATGCAGGAGCAAAAGATTTAGGAGGAACCTTAAATGCATTATTTGTAGCCTCATCAAGAACAGCAGATATTGCTGGAGTTAGCGATGCTAAGGTTATGGGAATTTCACAAAAAGATAGGTATATTTCCGCTGGTGCAGCATTTGGACGTAAAGGTGGAGATGTTGAACAATATGCTGCTTTAATTGAAAGTATTCCATCACAAAAAAGAATAGACATTATCACAACATTTAATGGGTTAACATATGAACAACAATCAAAAGAAATAGCAGACATGACTCAGTTATCCGCAGCGGGTGGATCAGAAAATGCTGGAAAACTTCAATCATCTGATTTTTATCAAAAAGAATTAAAAAAGGGAAAAACAAAAGCAATTATAGACAGAAGTGTTGGTGCAGCAAATGCAGGAGTTGGAGAAGACTATTTAAGTATAATGGCAACAATAACAGCAGAAGATAATGGGGAGCCAATTAGTTCAAAAGAATATTACAGTAGATCTAAGATAGTGTTAAAAGCATTAAAAGACTTTAGTTCTAATGATAAAGTAAAAAAACAAAAGGCTGGAATAATTTTAATGCAACAAATTGAAGATCCAGATGGAAAAAAAATATCAGCAAAAGATGCAGAAAAAGGAATGCAAGACTTAATGAAAAGATTTGGAAAAGGTAAAACATTAAATCTTCCACGTACTGTATTTAAAAAAGTATTAATTTTAGAATCAAAAGTTATAGGTTTACAAAAAATGATAGATGCAGAAAAAACAATATTATCAACCTTAGATGCTGGTAGTCAAAAAGCACAAGATTTAAGGTTAGCAATCAGATTGCAAGAAAATGCTCAAGTTGCACTTTACGATCAAATACAATCTGAATATGATCAATCTGGTGTAAGTGGCGGTGGGGGTGGCGGTAAAGGCGGTGGTGGTGGAACAAACCCACTATTAGATTTTAAAAAATCATTACTAGAACAAATAAAACTTTATGCAGATATAGAAGCAACATTAAAAACTCTTTTTTCTGCAAAAAATTCAATTCTTGGAATTCTTTCAAAAAATAATGGAATAGATGATAAACTTCGGGCTGCTGGTCTAGGTGAAACCATGGTTCAAAGCATTATGGGTATGGGTGCTGATGCTGCAAAGAAGTGGATTGGCAAAAATATATCTGGTGGTAAATTAAACGCGGCAGGAAAACAAGAACAAACTATTGCAAGGGCAAATGTTCTAGGAGCAGCGGGAAGTCAAGCAGAAGGAGCAATTAATACTGCTAAAGCACAACAGCAGGCATCTGCATATCTTATTACTGGAAAATATGGCAAAGGAAAAAAGCAAACATTAGGTCAGGCAAGTGGTCAAGTTTTATCAATGATTGCAGGAAGTCCTGAACTTTCCGATGCATATGTTGCTGCTGTAAATGAAGTAATTGCTGCTGATAAGAAATACCGATCATCAACGGGAGAAGCAAAAGTAAAAGCCAAAAATGAATGGGATGCAAAAAGAGAAAGTTTAGAAAAATATTTAAAAAGATTAGATGAATCTATAACACAACAAACAGTTGCTGGAAAATTAACAGAAGCCAGAGCAACAATAAAGGAAGATGCTGCTAAAAATTTTGCAAAGAATAGACTTGCAAAAGATTCATCAATTTCAAAAGAATTAAGAGATGCAATATCAGGTGATGGAGCATCTAGTTTAGCATATATACAACTTGGTAATGCGGTAACCAGAAGTCAAGCAGCACTTGCAAAAACAAAAAAGGGCAGTAGAGGATACGCAAAGAAAAAACAACAGGCTGAATTTGCTCAATCAGCATTTAGTGATTTTATGAAAGGGCAGGAGTTGGGGCTTGGTGATCCTGAACAAAGACGACTTCAAGCAAATTTAGATCTAGCAAATAAAGCAAAAGAAGAATCAGATAAATTATATAAAGCACAAACAGATCCATTAATAGAGCAAATTAATTTAATCAATAGACAAATTGAAGCAATTCAAAAACTTAACGATGCTGATCAAAATAGAATCAGAAATCTTAATAGAGAAAAAGAAATGCTTGAACGTGATATTGAAGCCATTAATCGTAAAAATGAAAAAGATCAAGTTAGCATAGAAAAACTTCAGCGTGAAGATGAATTAAGAAATCGCGTTGCAGATGCATTGAACCATGAACTATCTCTTATGAGTAATCAAGAAACAAAAATACGAGAAGCCTATGATAAAAGAGTTAAGGCTCTTGATGAAGTTGCAAAAATTAATGACTATATAATTGGTCAACAAAAAAGTCAATTGGGTCTTGCTCAAGCATTAAGTCAAGGAGATGTTTATGCCGCTGCCGCAGCACAACAAGAAATGCAAACGGGTACTGCTCAATTTGCTCAAAATCAAATGCGTGCAGGACTTCAAACGGGCATGGAGAATCAAGTTGCTGGACTTACAACTTCTGGTGGATTAACGAGGGTACAGGCAGAAGATCAAATTCGTGCAATAGGTGAGCAATCATATCAAACATCGTTGCTTGTCAGAGATTTACAAGATGTAATTTATGCAAGAAATCTTGATATTGCAGCAATAAAAGAAACAATACGAGGAAAAGATGATGATATTCGAAGGATTCAAGACGATATATATAAGAGAGAAACAAACATAATTGGACTTCAAACAGGAAAACTAACAGATTTGAATAATCAATTAACTGCAATAAATGATCAAAAAGATGCTGTAGATAAGGTTGCTAATGCTAATATTGATGCTGCTCAAGTAGCATTAGACAATTATGGATTAACTCAAGAACAAATAGACCAAGTTTATAATCTAGCACTTCAATGGAGAGAAGTTGTTAAGCAAATAGATAATGCTAACAAAGCAATGAAGGATCAACTTAAAGATCTTATTGAGCCAACAAAACCAGATGACACTGCAAGTGCTAAAGTAAAAGCACAGTATGAGACAGATTATGCAGAATGGAAAACAAAATATGATAAAATCATAGCAGATAATGCAGCAGCAAAAAAGACTGCTATGGATAGTGGTAAACCTTTGAGTACCGTTATTGCCAAGGCTGCTGGAGGAATTATTGGTACAGGTGGAAGAGACTCAATTCCTGCCATGCTTACCCCTGGAGAATTTGTCATGCGTAAAGCATCTGTTGAAAAATACGGAGCATCAATGTTTGAAAAAATGAATATGGGAGCATTTGAAATGCCAAGATACAATATGCAGCAGCCATCTACTACTGCTATTCAGCCAGTATCTAATAATTCAAATATTAATGCACCAGTGTATAATAGTTATAGTGTGAATGTTCATGCAAATACAAATGCAAATGCAGACGATATTGCAAACACGGTTATGACTAAGATAAAGAGGGTAGATAGTATGGCAGTAAGGAGTTTCCGTGGATACTAATCCAAGTAATTTAGAACTGGTTACTTTAAATCCCCCAGCAAATCCAACGACTCAAGTGTATGGTGCTAACTATATACCCAAAAGAACAAAGTGGTCAAGACCACAAGCAATGCTTTGGTCTGACAATGCTGGAACTATTATGGATAATGTGAGATTTCCATTAGGTATTGAAAAAGAAGATTTTTTGATATTATCAGATCATAATCGTGGAGAAATGAATATCTCTCAACAAAGAATTGAAACTAGGCAAAGAATGATCAATGGAACAATGAGATCATATTTTATTGCTAATAAGATAAATATATCTGTTGCTTGGAATAGACTTCCATCTAGATCATTTTCTAGAAACGTAATTTTTGATCAAAATGGTATTCCAGTCGAATCATCAACATATACTGAATATACCGCAGATGCGGGGGCAGGCGGTGTAGAGATTCTTGATTGGTATGAAAATCATTCAGGACCATTCTATGTGTATTTAGCATATGATAAATATAATAATGCATCTTTTCAAACTGGTGGGGCAATAACAGATGCTTCTTTTGATTACCTATCAATTTATAACGATGTTAGACTTATGTTTTTTTCATCATTTGAGTATTCAATAGAAAAAAGAGGCGCAAATAATTTTGATTTTTGGAATATTAGTGTGTCATTGGAAGAAGTCTAATGTTTCAATCAGATCCTCTAAATGATCATCTTAAAACATCTCATACAATTGCAAGTGCTCAAGAAGTATTTCTTGAATTAAATCTTGGCCTATATGGTTTTATGCAATCCTCTAATGAGTAAAGAAGGTTCATCTTTTTCTTTTTTGTGATAAAAGATACTGGTTCTCCATCATCATCAAAACCATTGTCAACCACAATATCAGAATCTGTGGCTCCAGTGTAATACTTTATTAATCCGCTATCATCATCATAAGTTGTTTTAATTGAAGCAAACACACTTCCTGCAAGTGCGGGTCTGTAACGATAGTTGTCAAGATCTGGAATAACTAAATTATTAAATTTAGGTAATGTAATGAATTATACATCAGTATATAATATAACATTTAAACAGTTAACATCAAATATTGCTACTTTGACAACTTCAGAACCCTATTTACAAATATCAAATAAAATAAAAATAGGAGATACAGTAATTGTAAAAGGAATTGATTCTACCTTTAATGGAACTTATACTATAACCGCTGTAACAAATAATACAATTAGTTATTTTAAAACATCAGCAAACGTTAGTCTTACTAGTACAACAGGAAATATATTAATAAATACAAATATTAAAGGAAATCAGTATGTTGATAGTCCAAAAACCCATAAGAGCGAAACTGAACCACTATTATCTACAAATGTGGCTAGGCGTCCTAGATATTATATGTCATCTAAATTTGATCAATTTAAATATTGGACCTCATATAGACAAGAAACAGATGGTAATGATAATGGAGAGTATGGAATATCAAAAAGAAATTCAATAGATAAAAAAGATTATATTTATGATGCCGCTCCATTTGTTGTATATAGAGAAAAAGTTCCAGTAAATAAACTTGTATTTAAAATGCAAACAAGTGTTGGAGAAATAGATCTTGGTCCGTATAGATTACAAAGCAACCCTAGAAGTTCTACTAATCCAGATCCGTTATATGGAGAAGAAAGAAAAACAATTCCCAAAAAATGGATGGTACAAGTTCTTAAAGATGATAGTACTACTTGGACTAATATTATATCTTTTTCAAATAATTTTTTATATACAAAAGAAGATAATACTATAGTCACTAGATCATCAACTAATCCAATAATAAATTCAGATGGATATGTAGAATTGCAATATGGATTAGATGTTCCAGCAGCATATCAAGATTCATTTGTTCTTGTAGATACTATATATTCTTCATCAAGTTTACCGGGAACAAATACCCCAATAGGTTACGCATATTTATTTAAAGAAACAGAAACTGATAAAGGAAAACTTTATATCAGTGATGGATCTGGTTGGGATATTGTCACTCCATCATACTCTTGGACTTTAGCAGATGAAACAATCAGCGCAAGCACAAAGTTTATTACAAAACTTTCAGATCCATATTCATATGTTGAAAATAATACAAAAGTATATAGAGATTTTCAATTCATTCGCGGTATAAGAATTGTTGTAGACACAATGAATAGACCTGATTGCACATTTGATCTTATTGAAATGTCTCCAAGATTATATGCAAGAATTACTGACAAGGTAACAGCATATTCTGTTACAAAAACATTATCTGATTTAGGATCAACATCTATTCCAGTAGGTAATCTTTTTGCTTCGGTAGGAAACCTATCATTATTTGATGATGACTTTTCATTCAGTTCTAATAATCAATTTAATGAAAATACAAACCAAGGAAGCATTATTTCAAAATATGTAGATAATCAAATGAAATTTGATTTTTATGATGTTGTAAGAAATGTTAACTCAGTTGATTATTATATTCCAGTAAAGACTATGTACTCTCAAGGATTTCCTCAAACAAGTGATGTTGCTGCAACAGTTGATATTCAAATTCGTGATTTTTTCTTTTTTCTTGAATCTCAAAAGGCACCATCAATGCTTCTTACTGACGTATCTTTAAGTTATGCAATAGTTGTTCTTTTAGATAATGTTGGATTTAGTAATTATGTATTTAAAAGAACAACAAATGAAAAAGAATTAATAATTCCATATTTTTTTGTTGGTCCAGATCAAAGTGTTGCAGAGGTTTTGCAACAATTAGCAGTGTCATCACAAAGTGCAATGTTTTTTGATGAATATAACAACCTTGTTGTAATGTCAAAAAACTACATGCTTCCATCTGAGGAGGAGAGGCCAACCGATTTAGTCCTATATGGTCAAGAAGAGTTAGTTGACTCCAAAGTAAATCTTCCAAATATTATTAATATTTCATCTAAAGAAAAGCGGGTATACAACGGAGGTCAAATTAACTATACCTCTAGATATATTCAAAGATCATTAGGATCAATTTCTCAAGCACCATATATTGATCAATATAAAACTTATACATATAAGCCTTCACTATTATGGGAAGTTGCGGGGCAACAGGATAGGCAAACTATTAATGAATTGGGCGCTCAATCTTCAGGTTACTCCCTTGCAGCAACTCCATTAAATACAAATTTATCAGCATCGTTGCCAATTGTTGAATATCCTTTAATTTCCAATACTGGTGTAGTATCTGCAATTAGTGGAACTGGACCTTGGTCAGCAGTAATAACTGTACCGAATGCTAATAAGTTTTTTACTGGAATCAAGATTATTGCAACTGATGGCACTGGATCTCTTGGAAGCGGAGGTACATACACAGTAACAAATGTAAACAATGTCAACAACACAGTGACTTTTACTGCAACTGGTGGCACCCTTCCAGATACAGGAACAATTACAAATATTCGCAATGCAGAAAAGATATTAAACAATAACACTATGGACCTTGGTGAAGGTATCTATTGGCTTGGAAATTATTCTGGATACCTCTATGCAAATGGAGAAATAATTAAATACGATGCAGTAGAGTATGTCGTTCAAGGTGTTGGCAATGTATGGATTAGCAATAATCATGAATATCAAGACTATTTTTCAGCATTAAAGTTTAATGGAAAAATGTATCCAAGTGGTAGCGTAAGGATCTATGCTGAGCCAAAATATGAAGAATATCCTATATCAAGTGGAACTTTTATAATGTCCTTAGGGGATGTAAAGGAACATGGTAGGGGCCAATTTGGAACTACTGTGACTGAGCACATTGCTGGGCTTACTGAATCAAGTCATTGGATAAAGGATACCAACATAAAAGGTTGTATTCAGAGTGCTAGACAATATATGTTCACTATGAATAAAACAGTATCATATCCGACAGGAATGGGAGTCGGAGAAGCAGGTAATACAAAAAATACAACTGGCGGCCAGTTTAGTTCATACGAGTATGCAATAAAGTCATCAAGAAATGGGATAATTAAAAACTTTATGGCGAATAAAAACTATACTGAAAATGAAATTGCATATATGAAAACTGCACAATCTGGAGCAATTCAATCATCAGCATTAGTTTTTAATGGTCCTCCACTTCCAAGTGGCATAAACTCAGCAGATTTTGTTTCATATATATATAAACAACTTGATAAGCCATACACTCATTTTGGAACAAGAATGAGGATTATTGGAAAAATAGAGTCATCAACAAATCAATCTCAAACAGCAAGCGGTGGATATAGTATTATTTCAAGTAATAGTGTCGTATCGCCAAATTCATCAAGCGATATCAAAGTTACTGGTGGTTCTGGTGGAATAGGATTTGGAATAAATTCGGCATACAATAATGGATATTTTTTTGAAATTGTCGCATTAAGTACAAACTCAGTAAGCGCATACACCAGCAACAACAGTGTTAAAGATTTTGAAATTGTAAAAAGTCCAGTAACTCAATCAGTAGATGGATTAGTTACTGTAACAACAAAAACACAGCATACTTTTAATGTTGGAGATAAAATAATTGTTTCTGGTTTAGTTGATGATAATAGAAAAACTCAAACAACAACTACTCTTAATGGAGAGTTTTCTGTAACGTCTATTGGAAACAATAGAAAGACATTTCAGTATCAAATTACCCCCCCACCTACAGGATATCTAACACCTTCAATTACAACGTCTGGCGTTACATCCTCTACGTCACTATTAATTCAAAATAGTGTGCCTAAAGTTTTTACTATTGTTCCAGATCAAATATACAATTTTAATATAACAAACAAGCAACTAACATCAAATGTTGCAACCTTGACAACTTCAACTAATCATACAATAAAAGTAGGAGACTCAGTAACGGTTACAGGAGTAGACGCTACATTCAATGGAACGTATACTGTAACCGCTACTGCTAGTAACACTTTTAATTATGCAAAAACAGCAGGAGACATTTCCTCTACAGCAGTAAGTCCAGCAGGTAGCGTAAGTGGAACAAATACTTTATTTACAACTGGTATGCGTTTGAGAGCATTAAACCCAACAACACCATCTAATTATATGGAAGGAGTTGTAACTATATTAGGTACAACAATGACCATGACTGTTGATGCTATTGGGGGGTCGGGAACTTATGCATCATGGGTAATAAGTTTGGCAAGTAATATTGGTGCAAAGGGGGATGGAACTTCTGTAACTTATTTGTGTAATAATGAATTCTCTATTGGTCAATTAGTTACTATAACTGGCATGAAAACATCAACTGGTTCTAGTTTGAATTTAACTAACGCAATTATTCAAAGCAGAACAAGTTCTCAATTTACTGTAAGTTCAACAGTAGTTGGATCTGGTTTTGGGGGAATAGCGACATTTGTTCCTCTTAGTACTATTTCTCAAAATGGAGGAACTGTATCAATAAATCTTGAAGATGATATTGCATTCTCAAATATATTCTTCTACAAGGTTCTTGCTGGTCAGAATAAATCAGAAATTATTAAAAAAGCAAGGACTGGAAACGTTGCTACACTTACAACATTAATACCACATAGTTTTATAGTTAATGATTCAATTACTGTAAGCAATGTTGATGCAGCACTCAATGGAACATATACAATAACTGCTGTAACACAATATACTTTATCTTATCAAACATCAACTAGTGGAACTATAGCAGAAACACAGATATCGCCTATTGGCTTAGTTGTAGGAAATGAAAAAGTAGCAATTCCACAAACTCTTTGGCAAGGTCTTGCAGATATTATTGTTGACGATGGAAAGTTTACTGGTTTATCAAGAATGGTAAGTTCTGAAAAAACAACAGTATATGATCTTTCTGTTGAGTATGTAAATATAGGATCAGTAAGAAGGTTTTATTTATACTTAAATAATAAACAACTTGCAGTAATTGATGATCCAGATCCTCTACCAGAATATAATAATCTTGCCTTATTTGTTAGAGGATCTTCAAAGTGCATGTTTGAAAATGTTTATGCATTAAATACAGGATACGAGAATACAGATCCAAATAAGGCTGTTCAAATACCAATATCAAAAGTTTTTGGGGATCAAGAAGTAAATGCAAATGAAGCATTAAATAAATATGCTATTAACGGTTTTGTTCAGCAAACATTCCTGTCTGGAATAGGATCTGAACAGCCACCCAAATATCAATTATTCTATGATGAGTTTGGAACTATTATGAGGGAGGCTGTATTCTTTAACGTTCGCTATGACCGTGCATTCCCTGCCCTGTATTCAAAGATTGCAGACACGCTGAACGGAACAAAAGGGTACACCGTATCAGGATACTACGCTGGATCATATGGGGCTGAGTTTATGATATTTAACTGTACTGATAAGAACCTTAACCTTGACGATACTACTGGAAATTATTTAAGAATTCTTGGAATTGCTTTTACTCAGAACACAACATATTCTCTTACTGTGGATGAATATCTAAAGAGGGTGAGCAATCTTTCAGATGCCCCAATCTATGATAATCTTACTCCAGGACAGTCATTAAACTATAAAAAGATTTACGATACCATTAAGAATAGTAGATTGAAATATGGCGTTAATGAGTTTTCAATAGAAAGTCCTTATTTACAAACCACGGCAGCAGCAGAAGCAATGCTTGATTGGATTATCAATAAAACTATTGATCCAAGAAAAACAATTGGAGTGAACACCTTTGCTACCCCAACCTTACAATTAGGAGATATTGTCACAATGAATTATAAGAATTCTGATGGACTGTATGTTGTTGCAGATGCCAATGAAAGATATGTTGTGTATAACATAGAAAATCAAAAGGGACCAACTGGAACTCAAATGACAGTCCATTTGGCAGAGGTGTAATATGGCATTTGAAAGTTATGCTGATGTTCAAGCAGCCCTTGATGAAGAGTATGCTGCATGGCAAGGAGGAGCCGCTGGTAGAAGTGCTAGAGGTCAAGAAGCAAGAGATTGGTGGGCTGCTCAAACTGCTGCTCCTTCTGTAGGTGAAGGATCTACAACACCAATGTCATCTCCACCACCAGCACCAGTTCTTCCTACATTTATTCCAATAACATCTAGCATAACTGCAATAAAGCAGGCTCCTATAGATACCGTTGTATTTAATGAAGACTCTGTTTCAATCCAGCAATTGACTGAATTACTTTATGAAGAAATTGGCGGTATGGAATTAATAAATATTTCCAGAGAAGATACAGTAAATGGTCAAGATGTTGTTTATTCTCCAATTAGTAATATTGGTAGTATTTGGTATCAATATAATCCAAATAATGTAATTGCCGTAGGTTCTTCATTTGACACATTCTTTTCTCGTTTTGCAATTGATTTAATTTTAAGAGGAATGAATATTCCTTACTTCAATGAAGACGGGGATCTTGTAATAGAAATTGACGATGTGCTTAGTGATGAAGAAATTCATTATCAAATAGCATCCAGTGGTACAATTAACGAGGTTGATATTTAATGATTACAAATCAAGGTAAAGAGATTATTTCAAAGTACTTGCTTAGTCAAGTTCCGTCCTACGCTACTCATATTGCGGTAGGTTGTGGTGCTACTCCGCTTGATGGAAATGATACCGCTCCGTCAACAATAACTTTACTAGAAAAAGAAATTCTTGATTTTGAAATGTTTAGGGTTCCAATTACGTCTAAAGGATTTGTTAATCAAGAATATAATTTTGAGATAACCAATAAGCAACTAACATCAAATATTGCTACATTAACCACCTCTATTGCACATAATATAAGCATAGGAGATTCAGTAATTATAACTGGTATTGATTCTACTTTTAATGGAACATATAGCGTTTCTGGTGTTCCCACAAGCACCACTTTTAATTATTCATTAACTCATACAAATATTTCATCTACTGCGGTAAGCCCTGTTGGAAATGTAAATGTATCAAAAACTAAAGTTTCTTTAACTGCGGAACTACCAACAAGTGAAAGATATGAAATAACTGAGATTGGTGTCTGGTCTGCTCCTAGCAATACTCTTGCAATTAATTTTGACAGTAAAATCATTTTTGATTTTTCTGAATCTTGGAAAGGCCACGGTACATCAATTTATGATCCTGTTATAAAAACTAATCTTGGAAATAACACAGTAGACATAGTTGATGGTGGAAACAAAATATTCTATGCATTAACATCAGATCCTCTATTTCAAGATTCTGTAAGAAAAAATAGAAAAGAGGGTCCAAGATATTTAACAACAACATTGATGATGCGCGGGGATGCTTCAACAATTACTGGAAGTTCTGGATCTTGGATTGGTTCAGGAGAACATATTCATCTTAATGGAATAAGTTTTGATATTAGTAGAAACAGTGCAAATGATATTCTTAAACTTGCTTTTTCGTTGGTTGATAAAACAGAAATTGCAGGAGCGCTTCCAGATAATGTAAAAATTCTTATACAATTTTATAAAAATGAAGATGAGAAAACTGCTACTGGATATGCTACTGCTGAAATTCAAATAGCAGGTACAGAGTTTTCAGGAACAGGTCCAGAGTTTTCAGGAAATAGATATCATGTTGTAGATATTCCAATCAGCGATCTTATTACAAGCACTGGATTTAGTGCTCCAACAATTCGGGTATGCAGAATATTTACACAAATAACTTCATCATCTTTAACACCATCTACCGATCATTATTTAGCATTTGATGCGTTTAGAATTGAAAATGTCACCACAACAAATCCACTATACAAACTATCTGGATATTCAGTTGTAAGAAATAGCACAGGTTATCCAATTGTAAAAAATAAAAATACAAATAATTATATTGATTTTAGGTTTAATCTAGGAATAGTATAATGGCAAAACTTATTATAAAGAAAGAAGACTTGCCTCCAGTAAGTGGATCATCACAATCATATCCAATTAGATATAGGCTAGTTTCAGAAGATAAAAGTAAGTTTTCATATTGGTCACCAATCTTCAACATTCCAATTGAAAGACAGTATACCGTGCTTCCACTTCCTGTGTCAAAGTCTGGAACAGTCGTAAATAACGTGTGGAATATTGTTGAAAATGTAAATTCTTATGATGTTTGGATTAGATGGGGAAAGCCAGCACAACCAGGTGATTGGTTTTTTCTACAAAATACTAGCAACAATAGCATCAGCACAATTATTCCATCAAGTTTTTATAACGGTGGAGTTTTAGTTTCAGATATACCAAATAGATTTTCAATTAGAATATATGAAGCAACATATTCTGTAGCAATATATCCTGCTCCAGCAAAAGCACAATATCCAGCATTTTTGTTATACGAAATAATTAATGAAACTGTATAATGATATAATTAACTAGGAGAAAACATGGCAATACCTACACCAGATCGCGGTCAACCAATAGATGTAACATACCTATATGACATTGCGACAGAGATTAATAAAATTTCAAGTCAGATTTCTGACGCAAACTATAACTATACTACTGTAAATATGAGAGATATTGGATCAAAAACAATTCCAACTAGATCAGCAAAAATTGTTGCTGGATATAAAGATGTTGCAATAAATCAAACAGTAAAAGTTGGAGATAGTTTACCTTTTACTTTTGATTTTGGTACATATTTTCAATATCCACCAATTGCTACCGCAACCATAATGAACACTGGCACTAGCGATATCAGCGATGACGTTATTGTCAGTATTAGAACTATAACTACTTCTCAAGTAACTGGTGTGTTAAAATTTAATAGATCTGGAACTGCCACGGCAGCGATAAACGTTATTGCCATCGGCATACCTCAAACGTAATGATATACTTATGCCACTATGCTAACTTGTAAAAAATGCACTGGAAGAATGTTTATAGACAGAGCGTTCTCTGAGCATAACCATATGGAAACTTTTTGTATAAGGTGTGGAACAAGAGTGTTCTATCATAATTTTGATCAATCAGACGGAGAAATCTCATGGCTATGGAACATGGAAAAGATGAGAATGAAACATCACATATCAAAGTAATAAAAAAACCAAAAAGAAAGACTTGGTTTCTTGATGGAGACTTGGTAAGAATATTACATGTTAGTCGTGCTCAAGGAATCGTTATACTTTGGAGTCATTCAAAGTCTTTACAAATGACCACAACGCTGGTAGAATTTAAAAAAAAGAGAAAGAAAGCCTTCACAATAGCAGAAACAGCAAGTCTTTTAAACTATCACAAGAAGAGCATTCCTAGACTAGTGAAGGCTGGAATGCTACCTCCTGCCGTTGGAGTTCTTCCAGAAGGCAAGACTGCTTTTCATTATCTTTCTTATTATAGTGAAGACCATATCTGGGAAGCAAGAAATCTTATGGCTCAGACCCATATGGGCAGGGCAAGGAAAGACGGTAGAGTCACAAACAATAAAACTCCTACAGAACAAGAATTAAAATATGCTATGGGAGAAGGAATGATTTACTATGTAAAAAATGATGAGGGTAGGTTTATTCCTGTTTTCAGTGAAACGATGTAGACTTGACTTATTTATTCAGATACGATATTATTACCAGTAACAACTAGGAAAGGCTTTACATGGAAGAAACTAGAATATCTTGGTCCCTCGGTTATACTTTTAATACGGGGAACTTTCAAAATCTTCGTCTTGACTGTCAAGTGACAGATTACAAGCATGAAGATGAAACAGCAAAAGAAGCATCTGACCGCATTTATCAGTTTGTGGAAAATCAACTAATTGAAAAACTCAACGAAGCAAAGGAACAACTAGCATGATTGATAAGAATAAGGGTCGTTATGTAGCGGTACATGAGAATCCAATAGTACTTTGTTCATATGGTGATACACCAGCAGATGCATTTAAGCAGATGGCTAAGTTGATCAAAGAACAAGATTGTCAGTATGTCACTGCTGTAAATACATCATTTGATGAAGAAGTTCATTACGTTACCGTTTATATTTAAGGAGAGTCATGGCTGATCGTAAGGATAGGTTTGCACTTATCACTAGGTTCGAAAGGTCATGCAAGATGAAAGGCATGTCTGCGCCCATTATCAATAAGTATAATGAGCAGTGGGCAGCAGACGCCCTTTTAGAATCTTTTGATATAGATGAATTATATAGGGCAATAGAATACTATTTTAGTATTCAAGAGCGTCCCACATGGAAGGTATTTGCCAACAACGCTGGTCGTCTGCTAGAATCCATGCAGGCAAGTAGAGAAGACAAAGAATTTAGGGCAGAGATGCGACAAAAGGCGAAGGAATGGGTAAATGGCTAATTTAGAGGCAAAGACACTATCAGCAGTATTAAATGATAAGCAGGTACATATTCTGCTACAGGCTAATATTGATACTATTCTTAGAACACACAATGATGTGTGGGGATTTGTGAGAAACTATTATGAGCAGAATCAGACTGTTCCTCCTGCAAATATTGTAAAGCAGCAGTTTGCTGATTTTGAGTATACCTCTGATACTGGTAGCACCAAGCATCATCTTGATGAACTGCGTACCGACTTTCTTAATGATAATATTAAGATAATGCTGCGTTCCGCTGCAAATGAAGTTCAAGATGGAAAGGCAATTGATGCCCTCAATACTCTTGTTACTGAAACAGCGAATCTAAAGCGTATTACATCGACGGTACGAGATCTTGACGTATCAAATGTTGATGATGCTGTAGCATATTTTGAGAATATTAAAAGGCTACAAGAAAGTGGTATGCATGGAATCTACACAGGACTCGCAGGATTTGATAACTATATGCCAGCGGGAATTACCCCCGGACAGTTTGGCGTTCTTCTTGCTTACCCCGCTATTGGTAAGTCTTGGATGGCTTTGTACCTTGCTGTACAGGCATGGAAGCATGGCAAGTCACCACTGATCATCAGCCTTGAAATGACGGAGGCAGAAGTTCGTAATAGACTATTTGCAATCATTGGTAACGGTATGTGGAGTCATCGTAAACTATCATCTGGAAACGTAGAGATTGATATGTTTAAGAAGTGGATGAGCAAGACCTTTGATGGTAAGCCAAGCATCCATATCATTTCCAACGAGGGAATTGGAGAGGTTTCTCCATCAGTTCTTCGTGGAAAGATTGATCAGTATAATCCATCTATTGTATTCGTTGACTACCTCAACCTTATGACCTCTAATACTCGTACTGAGAGTGAAGTTGTAAAGATGAAGAATCTTTCGCGGGAACTGAAGTTGCTTGCAATTAGCGAGGAAGTTCCAATTGTAGCCATCTCATCTGCAACACCAGATGATGTAACGGATATGAATAGTGTTCCAACACTTGGTCAGACCTCTTGGTCACGTCAGATTGCTTATGATGCCGACTGGCTTTTGGCATTAGGTCGTGCTGCGAATAGTGACGTACTAGAATGCGTATTCAGGAAGAATCGAAATGGATTTCTTGGAGAGTTCATGGTTCAGGTTGACTTTGACAGCGGTCGATTTATTTACAAGGATTTTGAATAAATAGTATATAATTAATAAATGAATTTCATGCATAAAAAAATAAAAAGATTTGAACTTGTCGGACAAATATCCGACGATTCTTTTATTTTACGCATGAAGAATCAGTATATAAAATTATTATCTGAATTAATGAAAGATGAAGGATACGTTCAGCGTGTTGACATTGATCCAGATTGGTCGTTATCATATGAAGATGGTCATTATGAATTTATATTAAGCGTATACGGATCATATATTGGAAAGAGGGAAGCCGCATGTATCGACGGTTTAGACAAGAACCGACCGCTCTATACTCCCCAGAACAAGTTAAGCGAGTCGTTCAAAACTCAGGTGTAGAAGTAGTAGGAGAAGTTCCTAATGGATGGATTATGTTCTGTCCATTTCATAATAACTACCGCACTCCCGCAGGGGAAATGGATAAGCATGGTGGACATTTCTACTGCTTCTCATGCAGTACATCAATCAGTCTTATTGACTTTGTAATCAACCTTACCAAAAAGACTTACTTTGAATCTGTTCGATTCATTAAATCTTTTGAGGTTGATAGTAGCATTGTTGATAGCCTTGACATTGCTCTTGAGACAAGGGTGGAGTTTGAGCCATTTGATGAACTCATGATCAAGAGACTAAATAATCAAGCATTGGAATCTCCTAGGGCGGTTCGTTACTTTGAGTTTAGGAGTATAACTAAAGACAGCATGATAAAGTTTTCACTAGGATATAGTGAGAAGCAGGACATGGTTACTGTTCCGATTACAACTCCAGATGGTAACATGTTCGTTGGATTTGTTGGTCGATCTGTGGAGGGTAAGGATTTTAAGAATACTCCAAAACTTCCAAAGTCAAAGATTCTTTTCAATTTGCATAGGGCAAGATTACATGATACAGTCTATGTAGTTGAGTCCTCCTTTGATGCAATTCGTTTAGATCAATGCGGCATTGCAGCGGTAGCAACTCTTGGCTCTAGCATATCCAAAAATCAAATTGATCTATTGACAAAGCACTTTAACAATGTTATACTTATCCCTGATAACGACGATGCTGGTAAAGAAATGGTTCGTCGTATCATTGATATCATGGGGCCAAGAGCCGTGGCAATTGGAATTCCCCAAAGATTCAAGGATATTGGAGACATGACAGATTCCGATATTGGTGAATTAATTAAAAAAACGCAAGATCCATTATTAGCAATGTATTAATCAAAAATATAAGGAGAGTATTATCATGAGTATTTTGAGAGGTTTGAAGGCTATGGAGCAACTTGATCGTTCTCCTGCAAATTCAGGAGATGGAACTAAGGTTCGTTGGCTTAAGTTGGAAGATAGTCAGAGTGCAAAGGTTCGATTTGTCAATGAACTTGACGAGGATTCACCAAATTATGATGCAGCACGGGATATTGCAATCGTAGTATCTGAGCATACCAATCCAAAGGATTACAAGCGCAAGGCTGTTTGTACTATGGATAGTGAAGGTCGTTGTTTTGGCTGTGAAATGGCTAGAAAGCAGACTGAGGCTGATCGCAAGCAGGGTTCATGGCGTGCTCGTTTTCGCTATTACACCAATCTGCTTGTGGATGACGGTATGGAAGAGCCATATGTTGCAGTTTGGTCACAGGGTGTAGGCAAGCAGTCTGCATTTAATACTCTCAAGGAGTATGCTATTGATACTGGAAGTATCACCAATAGGTCTTGGCGAATGAAGCGTCAGGGCAGTGGAACTGACACTAGTTATATTATTCTTCCTGGAGATCCAGACAACGAGAAGTATGACTGGAGCAAGGTTGAACCATTCAATCTTGAGAAGGTTGTTCGTCAGGTTCCATATGCAGAGCAGGAGTCATTCTATTTGGGATTTGATACTCCAACATCCAGCGACACAAAAAATGTTGACTGGTAATTGACAAATAGAGAAGGGGACGGTAGAATAAAACTATCGTCCCCTTCTCATTTCTATTTAAGGAGTTTTATGCCTAACTACGTCCCCCTTCACCTACACACACATTACTCTCAAATGGACGGAGTTGCAACACCAGAAGAATATGTAGAGCGAGCACAGCAGAACGGTATGTCTGCAATCGCTATCACTGATCATGGAACGCTCTCTGGTCATCGACCAATGTATCGTGCGGCTAAGGCGGGTGGCCTTAAGCCTATCCTTGGAGTAGAAGGATATATTACGGCAGATAGATTTGATAAGCGTGACAAGAAAGAACGAACTCTTCCCCTTGACATGGTATACAACCATATAGTAATTCTTGCTAAGAATGATCTTGGTCTTGAGAACCTTGGTCGTCTTAATGAGATTTCTTGGAACGAGGGGTACTACCGTAAGCCTCGTATTGACTTTGAGGTTCTGGAGAAGTATCGTGAGGGGCTTATTGTTTCCTCTGCCTGCATGTCTGGCCTTATCAATAAGGCTATTGAGGTAGACGATTATGCTGTAGCAAAGGCGCACCTAAAGTGGTTTGGAGATCGCTTTGGCGATGACTTCTATGTTGAGGTTATGCCACACAATACTGCTGGTATGAATCGGGCATTGATTGATCTTGCTGATGCCTGTGGTCATAAGATTATCGTGACTCCAGACTGCCATCATGCGACGGTAGACCAGAAGGTCATTCAGGAGATCATGCTTATTAACAATACTCATGCTAAGTTTGAGAAGGATATCTCCTACGACAAGTCTCGTAAGGTAGAAGACCCTCTTAAGCGTCTTGACTATCTGTATGGACAGGACCGCATGATGAGTTTCAATAAGTTCGATATTCATCTTCTTTCTGGTGATGAGATGCATGAGTCAATGGGTGAAGACTTTCGCGCAGACATGTTTGCTAATACCTTGGATATTGCTGACAAGATAGAAGAGTATACGATTCATCGTAATCTCAACCTTCTTCCTGTTGAGCACAAAGATCCTGATGCACAGATCAGAAAGTATGCATTTTCTTGGCTAAAGGCCAACAACTTGGATACTAATCAAGAGTATGTAGATAGGCTCAATGAAGAACTTGAGACTATCAAGCAGAAGAAGTTTGCCTCTTACTTCATTGTTGTCCAGAATATGCTTAATTGGGCAAAGAAGGAAGGTATCATGGTTGGTCCCGGTCGTGGCTCGTCTGCTGGATCACTAGTCTGCTATGCCTTGGGCATCACAGATATTGATCCCATCAAGCATGGACTTCTATTCTTCCGATTCATTGACATGGATCGTGACGACATGCCAGACGTTGACTCTGATATTCAGGATTCTCGTCGTGAAGAGGTAAAGGATTATCTAGAGAAGCAGTATAAGCATGTTGCATCTATTGCAACGTTCCTACAGTTTAAGGATAAGGGCGTTGTCAGAGACGTGGCTCGTTGCTTCAACGTTCCTCTTGCTGATGTGAATCGTGCGCTAAAGACAGTGGATACTTGGGAAGAGTATGTAATGTCTAAGAACACTCAGTGGTTCCGTGAAAAGTATCCTGAAGTAGAACTGTATGGAAATCAACTGCGTGGTCGCATTCGTGGCACTGGAGTCCATGCAGCAGGCGTTGTTACGTCCAAGATTCCAATCTCTAGGGTCGCTCCAATGGAGACTCGTAACGTCACAGGAAGCGATTCTAGGCTCCCTGTGGTCGCGGTAGACATGGAAGAGGCAGCAGACATTGGTTTGATCAAGATCGACGCTCTGGGACTTAAGACTCTTACAGTTATGAATGATGCTCTCAATATTATTGAGGATCGAACTGGGAGAAGAATTGTTCTAAAGGATATTAATCTTGAGGATTCCAATATCTATAACATGCTGTCTGATGGTCATACCAAGGGAGTCTTTCAATGTGAAGCAACACCATACACAAACCTACTAATTAAGATGGGCATTAGTAAGTTTGATGAACTTGTTGCATCTAACGCTCTTGTTCGTCCTGGTGCCATGAATACCATTGGCAAGGACTATATTGCTCGCAAGCAGGGTAAGCAGGGTATCGTTTACGCATCCCCAATTATGAAGGAGTTTACCGAAGATACTTACGGTACAATTCTATATCAGGAACAAGTTATGCTTGCTTGCACAAAGTTGGGCGGCATGACTATGGGAGAGGCCAATAAGGTTCGTAAGATTATTGGTAAGAAGAAGGATGCGAGAGAGTTTGACGAGTTCAAGGAGTTATTTGTTCGGAATGCAACTGGGCCACTTGGCGGGGCGGCTGCTGAAAAGATGTGGCATGACTTTGAGGCACACGCAGGATACTCGTTCAATAAGTCTCATGCTGTCGCTTACTCAACAATTTCGTATTGGACGGCGTGGCTGAAGTACTACTATCCGCTTGAGTTCATGTTCTCTCTTCTTAGTAATGAGAAGGACAAGGACGGTCGTACTGAATACCTAATTGAGGCAAAGCGTATGGGCATTCCTATGCGTCTGCCACATATTAATGACTCTGGATCTGACTTCAAGATTGAGGGTAAGGGAATTAGGTTTGGTCTTTCCTCCATTAAGTACATCTCAGACAAGATTGCATCCAAGTATCTTGAAGCACGTCCATTTAAATCATTTGAAGATGTAAAGGAGTTTACATACACGAAGGGTAATGGCGTTAACTCACGGGCACTTGAATCAATGAGGGCAGTTGGAGCATTGACATTCCCAGACAACCCTAGGAATGACGAAGAGATTCGTAGCAACATGTATGAATACCTAAACCTTCCAGAGTTTAATATGCAGGTTCCTCAGCATTATCATGCTTATGTAACCTCTGCTGATGACTTTGATGAGAAGGGTGCATTCATCCTTATGGGTGTTGTTCGTGGTATTAAGCGTGGCAAGGGATGGAGCCGTGTAGATATTCTAGACGGTACAGGATCAATTGGAGTATTCGATGAAGAACAAACTACTATCGAAGCAGGTAGGACTTACATTATTCTTGTTGGATCTAACAGAATTGTGGAAGCAGTTCCTATTGACGAGATATCAACGAGCAAGTCACCGCTTATCAGGTTTTTAAATTACAAGCAACTGCCGTACAGCGATGACGAATACTATGTGTTATCCTTTAAGCCAAGGATTACCAAGGCAGGTAAGAGGATGGCAAGCCTAGTAGTTGCCAACTCAGGTAGAGATCTCCTATCAATGATTGTCTTTCCAACTGCATTTGCGGTTGCATACACAAGGATAGAAGAAGGTAACATTTATAAGATTAACTACAGTCTCTCAAAGGACGAGGACTTAATATTTCAGGAGGTAGTAGCATGAACGTAATAAATCTAGATGCAGAGTCAAAGCGTTTGCACGATAACGCTGTTGATAAGGGTTTCTGGGAACCAAATAATAAGGATACTCATACGATCTTCTATCTTAAGCAGATCGCTATGATTCATTCAGAATGCTCAGAAGTTCTTGAGGCAATTCGTAAGAGCAAGGGAGAACAACAGGTTGTAGAAGAACTTGCAGACATTATGATTAGAACGTTAGATCTCTATTGGGGTCTAAAGTTAGATGGTTATACAAATATCTCTCTTCATGACACATACTTGCAAAAGACTACATACAATGAACAGCGTGAAAGAATGCATGGGGTGCTTGCGTGACGAATATCGAAGAGGTGCTTGCTAGTCTCAACCCAAAATTGCGTAAGAAGATTAGTTTAGGATCGGAGATTGAGCAAACCCAATTTGCCAAGACACCAAGTTTTGGATTAAATCGTGCTCTAAATGGAGGATTCCCATATGGTCGTCAAGTATTGGTGTGGGGTAATAAGTCTTCTGGCAAGTCTTCATTTTGCCTGCAATTGATTGCTCAAGCACAACAGGAAGGCAAGGTTTGTGCATGGATTGATGCAGAGATGACCTACTCTCCAGAATGGGCTACAAAATTGGGGGTAGATAGTACAAGCCTTATTCATTCAACTGCTCGTACTATGAATGATATGGTAGATGTAGGCACAGACTTAATGAAGGCAGGAGTAGACCTTATTGTTGTTGATAGTATTTCTGCACTTCTACCTGCAATATATTTTGAAAAAGATAGCGCAGATCTAAAGCAATTGGAGAATACAAAGCAGATTGGCGCAGAGGCAAGAGATATGACAAATGCTGTCAAGATGCTAAATTATTCAAATAATCAGGTCAAGCCTACGCTGTTGATTCTCATATCGCAGGCTCGTAATAATATTGGTGCCATGTACGTCTCACAACAGCCTACAGGAGGCATGGCAACTAAGTTCTACTCATCCACCATTGTCAAACTGTTCTCATCAGAATCTGATAATCAAGCAATCAAGGGAAAGATTTATGTCGGAGATAAGATTATTGAAGAAAAGGTTGGCAGGAAAGTTCGTTGGGATGTTCAATTCTCAAAGACTAGCCCAGCATTCCAAACGGGAGAATATGATTTCTACTTTAGGGGAAGTGATTTGGGAGTTGACTCTATAGCCGATCTTGTTGATACCGCAGAAATGTTAGGCTTCATTGAACGAGGAGGTGCTTGGTATACAGTTGAAGGAGAACGTTATCAAGGTAGAGAAAAGTTAATCCTTGGAGTTAAGGAAAACCTTGATATCCAACAAGCACTAATTGAGAAGGTATCCAATGAACAACTATAGTAAGCCAAACTACAATAATCGTAATCACTTAAAGCCAGTGGCAAAATTTACCAACTACAATGGTGAGTTTATCTGTCAAAAATGTAAAGCAGAAGTAAAGAGGGCTAGGTTCTGGAAAGATACTTTTGACTTTACTTGGATGTGTGAATGCAAGTTTGTTTCAAAAGTAAACCTTTATGGAAAGGGATACTGATGACAGAGCGTGGAGAGGCGAGCAGGATAGGTGCAAAACTGCACAAGAATTCTGGTCGCAATAATACTAAAGCAGATGCAAGTTGGAATAGTTACGTTCTTGATTTTAAGGAATTTAGTAAATCTTTTAGCATCACTCAAAATGTTTGGGCAAAAGTAGTAACAGATACCTTAAGGGTTGACAAACAGAAGTCTCCTGCGATATGCTTAATCCTTGATGGTAAAACTAGACTTGCCATAATTGAATGGTCTGAATTTGAAAGGTTGGTCGAAAATGACAACGACTCTTGAACAGATTAACGATCTGTATGAAATTGCAGAGTACATGAATGATCCAGAGTTGACCTCAGCATTAGAGTTTATTGCCAAAGTTATCTTTAAGCCAGATATTCCACCACACGTTGCTACCGTAGAGATAGTTAGAATGCAAGCAATTGCAGCAAAACTTCAAATGCGAGCAACATGGATGGCTAATGTAGACAAAAGTAATAGGGATAAAAAGAATATCTATTACACCGCAGCGGCAGAGGTAGATAAAGTCGTTGCCGCATTAAAGTTTCTATTAAAGTAGGGTACAATTATGTTTTACAAACAAAGGATAATAATGGCTAAAAACTTTTTAAAACAAGTAATGGATAAGCAACCAGAGGGAGCAATAGACACCAAGGCGTTTATTGAAAAGATTGAATCTGGCTATATCGCAGGTAAGGGGCAGCCAGAGTTTAAAACAAAAAAGACTTTTAGCCCATCCTCTCTTGTGTATGGAAACGGTGCGTGCCCTAGATATTGGTGGTTAGCATTTACTGGAACAGAATTTGTTGATGATCACGATCCATATGCTGTAGCAAATATGAGTTCTGGAACAATGAGTCATGAGCGAATTCAGAAAGCAATTGAAGATGCTGGAATGATGGTTGAAAAAGAAAAGAGGATCATCACTCAAGATCCACCAATCTTTGGTTTTGCAGATGCTGTCGTCCAGTGGGGCGAAGAGCAGCCAGTAGTAGAAATCAAGACAATGAGAGATGAAGCCTTTGCTTATAGGAAGTATGCAAAGCCACCTTCATACCACTTAATGCAGTTGGTTATCTATATGAAGGTTCTTGGAAAGAAGTTAGGAATTCTTCTTTATGAGAATAAGAACTCTCATGAACTTCATGCCATCACTGTTGAGCCTACACCAGAACTTATTGAATGGGCAGACTATGCTTTTGATTGGATGAGAAAAGTTCGTCATCAATGGGAGAGTGAGGAGATTCCTCAAAAGACCTATAGGTCTAATTCAAAGGTATGCAAGGGATGCCCAGTATCAGCAGCATGTGCTCTTGCTCCAAAGGGCAAGGAGAAGATTGAACCTCTGGAGTATCTTGCATGAAAACTTGCGACTGGTGCGGCAATAACTTTGTTGCAAATGTTAGTTATCAAATTTATTGCTCACCAGAATGCAGGGAACTTTCCACTAAAGAAAAGGTAAGTGAAAGACAAAGAAATAAAAAAATGCAGTCTTTTAGAGGGAAGAAGAGATATTGTTCTACCGGATGTGGAACCCTTCTATCTATTTATAACTCAAAGAAACGCTGTAACCAATGCAATGTTGATGTAAATAAAATTGACAAAGCATTAAAACAACTTAAAGGAATAATAGATTATGAAAGAATTGACGATTAGACCAAGGTCATTTTGCTCTATTGATGCCAGCACTAACAGTCTAGCGTTTGCATATTTCTATGAAGAGAAGTTAAAGAGTTATGGAAAGATTAAGTATTTTGGAAGCGATATCTATGAAAAGATTATTGATACTGCATACAAAACAAAGGCATTCTTTGAAAACTTTGAAGATGTAGAATACATGGTGATAGAGCAAGTGATCTATATGAATTCACCGAAGACCGCTGCAAATCTTGCAATGAGTCATGGTGCGCTTGTTGCTGCTGCCGGAATAGCAGGTATAAATCATATTGCAAGCGTTAGCCCAATGCAATGGCAGAATTGGTCGGGGAATAAAAGATTGACCGCAGAAGAAAAAGAAAAGATTCGTAATGCAAATCCAGACAAGTCTGCTTCTTGGTATAAGACTCAAGAAAGATTATTTCGTAAACAAAAAACAATAAGGTTTGTCAATGAAAAGTTTAATGTAAAGATTGATGATGATGATGTAGCAGATGCAGTCTGTATAGGAGCCTGGAGTATTGACAATTGGGGAAAGGTGTTCTAGAATATGGCTAAGAACGTTGGCCTGCATCATTCAGAGGCATATCTAAAGAAGCGTCTATATTTAGACAAAAAGACACCAGAGCAAATTGCCACAGAATGTGGGGTAAGTTTGCAAATCATATATCGACAGATGAAAAAGTTTGGATTAAAAAAATGAAGGACATGGTAAATCATCCACCTCACTATACGAGTGATCCATCTGGCGTAGAGTGCATACAGATTACTCGTCACAGAAATTTTAATGTTGGTAATGCCATTAAATATCTTTGGAGAGCAGGAATAAAGGATGATGCTAAGCAAATTGAAGATTTAAAAAAGGCTATTTTCTATATTAATGATGAAATTAATAGGCTAGAAAATAGTAAATTTATGTGATTTATTTCACATCTCCCCTATAAACCATTGGCAATAGAGCATATTTTGTGTTATGCTAGATAACTGTTGCCGCCGCAAGGAGGAATCAAATGACGAAAACGAAACTGGTAGGAGGAATTATGGCTAGCATTATGGCAATAACTTTAGTTACAGCCTCTGCTAACGCTGCTTCAACCGAACAGGTGTATGCTAAGTCAAATGCACCTATTGCGACGGAGGCTTTTATGAATAAGCCTGTCGTAAGAATGGCTATTCAAGAGCCAAAGAGTACCTGTAAGAATTGGCTTTCTAAATCGTTAAAGCAAGCAGGTTTTAAGGGAAAGGGATTGAAGATTGCTTGGTCTATTGCTATGAGAGAAAGTGGAGGAAGAGCAGATGCTATTTCTTCTACTGGAGACTATGGAGTTTTTCAATTCAATCGCGCAGCGTGGGGAAAGCAACCTTGGTGGGACACATCAAAGATGCTCACACGCAACTACAATATCATGATTGCCTATAGCATTTCGCAACATGGTAAAACCTTTTATCCTTGGGATATTGATGGTCGTGGAAATCACAAGGGCGTATATACATCTGCGTCTGTTTATAATAAATACAAGTCGTGGTACAACAAGTATCCGACAACCTGTAAGTAGTAGATGGCGGGATAAGGTAACCAATTCAAACAGGTGGCAACAACCTTATCCCGCCACTGCTATACTAGTGGCATTATGATAGATATTATTGAACATATGGAGGAAGTAAATAAAGTAGCCTCCGAATATATAAAAGGATTTAATGAGACTGAGATCTCTAAAGAACTTGACATACCGAGAGCCAGAGTATCTTCTCTTCTTAGAGAATGGAAAACAATGGCGTCTAACTCAGAGGCAGTTAGATCAAGAGCAAGAGAAGCCCTTGCTGGAGCAGATCAACATTACAGTAAGTTGATCAAGCAATCCTATGAAGTTATTGAAGATGCAAACACTCAAGGTAGCCTTTCAGCAAAGACAACTGCAATTAAACTTATTCTAGATATTGAATCTAAAAGAATAGATATGCTTCAAAAAGCAGGGCTATTAGAAAATAAGGAACTCTCAGATCAGTTATTGGAAACAGAAAGAAAACAAGAACTACTAATGAAGATCTTAGTAGAAGTATCTGGCAAGTGTCCAACGTGCAAACTAAAAGTTCTTGATCGCCTATCAGAAGTATCTGGTCCAAATGGAGATGCCGTGGTAATCCATGAATCTTGATCTGTCAGAATTCCTTAGCGCCCTTGATGAGTCTCCATTTGAAGAGAGTCCAGTAGACCTTGACACATTCCTTCATGATCCTCAATATTTAGATCAGCCAGAACTATCACAGATCCAAAGAGATCTTGTAGAGGCCATGAGTCAAATCTATAAAGAAGATGACCTTATTAGGTTCATGGGATATGAAGAAGGTAAAGCACACTTTAAAAAATATACTAAAGCAGAGGTGCTTCTTCACTTAGGCAAGGGATCTGGTAAAGATCATACGTCTACCATTGGTTGTGCATACCTTGTATATAAACTCCTATGCTTAAAAGATCCCGCAAGATACTTTGGTAAACCACCCGGTGATGCTATTGATATTATCAATGTCGCGGTAAACGCTCAACAGGCAAAGAATGTATTCTTTAAAGGATTTAAGAATAAGATTGCTCGTTCCCCTTGGTTTGCAGGCAAGTATGATGCAAAGGCTGATAGCATTGAGTTTGACAGAGCAATAACCGTATACTCTGGTCACTCTGAAAGAGAGGGACATGAAGGTCTTAATCTTATCCTTGCAATCCTTGATGAAATTTCTGGATTTGCTCAAGAGTCTGCATCAGGAAATGAAAATGCAAAAACTGGCGATGCTATTTATAAGGCATTCCGCGCTTCAGTAGACTCTCGTTTCCCAGATTTTGGAAAAGTAATCCTTCTGTCATTTCCTCGTTACCCAGGAGATTTTATTTCTAAAAGGTACGATGAGGTTGTTGCAGAAAAAGATGTTGAGTATAAATCACACACATTTATTATTAATGAAGAACTTCCACATGATTCAATAGATAATCAGTTTACTATTGAATGGACAGAGGATCATATAATATCTTATAAATATCCTGGGGTATATGCAATTAAACGTCCAACATGGGATGCAAATCCAACAAGAAAAATTGAAGACTTTAAGATAGCGTTTATGACAGATAATGCAGATGCTATGCAGAGATTTGCTTGTATGCCATCATTTTCCTCTGATGCATTCTTTAAAGATAAGCAGGTATTAGAACGATCAATGTGCTTGCATAACCCTATTGATCAATCTAAAAGAATTGAACCAGTATGGCAACCAAAAGAGGATATAAGATATTATCTTCATGCTGATCTTGCACAGAAACATGACAAATGCGCTATTGCAATTGCACATGTAGACAAATGGGTTCAAGTAAGAACCTTTAACGATTACACTCAAATACATCCTTTTATTATTGTTGATGCAATTGTTTGGTGGGAGCCTAGAAAAGAAGGTCCAGTCAACCTATCTGAAGTAAAGGATTGGATTGTTAACTTTAGAAGACAAGGATTCCAGTTGGGCCTTGTGACATTTGACAGATGGCAGTCGTTTGATATTCAACAAGAACTTAAGTCTGTGGGAATAAAGACTGATACGTTGTCTGTGGGGAAAAAGCACTATGAAGACCTTGCAATGCTTTACTACGAGAACCGTGTCATGATGCCTCATATTGATATTCTCTTGCAGGAAATGAGCGAGTTAAAGATCATTAACGATAGAAAGGTTGATCACCCTAGAAAGGGCTCTAAGGATCTCTCAGATGCCGTTACAGGGGCGGTATACAATGCAATAGCCCATACTCCTCGTAATATCAATCAAGAGATTGATATTCATGATTATAAATCAATGACTACGGATATTTCACTATTACTAGCATCTACCCCGTTATTTCTAGCAGCAGATCTATTAAAATCACCCTCATTATTTCCTAATATTATTTCATAATAATCTGAATAATAATTAAATAAAAAATCAAAATGTTTTTTTCTCCAAGGCTCTCCAGTATCTCTCCAAGGAATAATTACTTGTTGTCTCATTAACTATCACCATGTTTTCTTATAAAATATTTTTGATTATTAAGAATTAATGAAATTTGTTTTTTTTCTTCTCGGCTATGCCATAAGTGTCCACCAAAACCATCAACTCTTTTTAACTTGATTCCTTTAGATTCTCTTGTAGCAAGAAGATCAGAATCTTCATATCCCCATCCAATAAAATTAATATCATATCCACCATAATCAAAAAATATATCTTTTGTCATGCATATTGCACCACCTACGGCAAAGTTTTTTGATTTGTTAGATGATATAAAATTTATTATGTTATCTTTATAAATTTTATTTGTAACCTCTTTGTCAAAAGAATAGAAGTCAGTAAAGGTTGGACTCAAGCCACAATTGCGTAAAAAGTATAGATGAGTAGTATAATTATTCCTTGGAGAGATAGTGGATCTGAATCAAGACTATTAGCATTTAAATATATATTAAAACATATGGAAAAATATAATCCAATAGTTATAGATGATAAGTCCACAATCTTTTCAAGATCTGGTTCTAGAAACTTAGGGGCATCAATATCAAAAAATAATCCAATAATGTTTTTAGATGC